TCAGAAATTGCAAAGATGCACCAAGAGGCTGAAAAGCTAATAGGTCGTCAAGCAAACGAGGTTCACGAAGTACGAAGTCTTGCAGACCAGCTTTTAAAGCAACAACTCGAAGCTAGAACAAAAGAAACAGCGCCTATTGAAGAATCGCTTGAAGAAGACTTTTTTGTAGACCCGAAACAGGCTGTCAACAGACAAGTAGAGAAGCATCCTGCTGTAATTGAAGCAAGACAAGCAGCATTAGAAATGAGAAAGATGAAGACGGCACAACAACTGTCGACTAAACATCCTGATTTTACCACTATCGCACAAGATGTTGGTTTTCAAGATTGGGTTAAATCTTCTAAATTTCGATTGAACTTGTTTGCTAAAGCTGATGCAGAATTTGACTTTGATGCCGCTGATGAGTTGTTAAGTACTTACAAAGAACTTAAACAAATCAAACAGCAGAATCAAACGACTCAAACTGCAGCAGTAGAAAGCAAAGCTCAAGAACAAGCAATGAGAGCAGCTACAGTCGATGTTGGCGGTGCTGGCGAGACTAGCAGAAAAGTATATCGTCGAGCAGACCTAATTAAATTGAAACTTACCGACCCTAGTCGTTATGAAGCACTGCAGGATGAAATCCTAGCAGCATACGCCGAGGGAAGAGTTAAGTAATTTTAGACTTAATAATTAACAAAGGAAATTAATCATGGCAGCAGTCACATACCCCGGCGGTAGTACATCTATCGTCAACAAAACAGCAGCAGACAAGTTTATTCCAGAGATTTGGAGTGACGAAGTCATCGCTGCATACAAAGCTAATCTAGTATTGGCTAACCTAGTTCGCAAAATGTCTTTCAAAGGCAAAAAAGGCGACACTCTTCATATTCCTAAGCCAACTCGTGGCGTAGCTACTGCTAAAGCAGCTAACACTGCAGTTACTATTCAAGCGAATACAGAGAGCGAAGTACAAGTTTTAATCGACCAACACTTCGAGTATAGCCGTTTCATCGAGGACATCGTTGAAGTTCAAGCATTGTCTTCATTGCGTTCTTTCTACACTGAAGATGCTGGTTACGCTTTGGCTAAGAAAGTTGATGACTTGTTAATCGCTGGTGGTAAGTCTTATGGCGATGGCGATGCATCTGACTGGGTACACAGCAATGCGTACTTTATCGACGCAAGCACAGGTTTAACACTGTACGCTCTCGACACTGTAACAACATCTGACCTATTCACTGACGCTGGCTTCCGTAAGCTAATCCAGTTGATGGATGACGCTGATGTTCCAATGGATGGTCGTAAGTTTGCGATTCCTCCATCACTCCGCAATGCAATCATGGGCATTGACCGTTACAACTCCAGCGATTTCGTTGATGGTCGTGGCGTAAACAATGGTCAAATCGGTAAGTTGTATGGCATTGATGTTTATGTATCAAGCAATATGCCTGTTATCGAAACAGCCGCTGATAACTCAGTTGGTGATGCAATTAAAGCTGCACTCTTGTTCCACACAGACACAACCGTGTTTGCAGAGCAAGTTGGTGTTCGTTCACAAGTACAGTATAAGCAAGAATACTTGTCGACTCTTTATACCGCTGATACCCTCTTCGGTACTAAAGTAGTTCGCCCAGAAGCTGGCTTCGTACTCGCTGTAAACGCTTAGTCGTAAACACTCAAGCTCCTTAGCTACGGCTAGGGAGTTTGTTTAAGTGCATTTGAAGAGTGTGAACAGCTCTACTGCTTCTGCAGTCCCCGGCTCCGGTTCGTTAACACAAGGTGAATTAGCAGTCAATGTAACCGATAAGAAACTCTATACCAAAGACTCCGGTGGTTCTGTTGTTACTTTAACAGATTCAATGGCTCGTCAAGCCTCAAGCAATGTAACAATTACTGGTGGTTCTATCACAGGTATTACAGACTTAGCAGTAGCAGATGGTGGTACGGGTGCTTCTACAGCAGCTAATGCAAGAACAAACCTTTTAGCAGTTGGCTATACCGCTACTACAGGTTCAGCGATTCTACCAAGTGGCACTACTGGACAGCGAGATGGTTCTCCTGCCGCAGGTTATATCCGCTTTAACTCTAGGAGCAGGTGGTGATACAGTATTTCAAGAGAATTCAAGAATCGTAACAACCAACTATACACTCACAAGTGGTAAGTCGGCTTCGTGTGTCGGTCCCATCACTGTTAATAGTGGGGTTACTTTAACAGTACCAAGCGGAGAAAGGTTGGTAATTCTATGAGTCTTATATTACAAGGTTCAACTTCAGGTAGCGTTACATTACAAGAACCAGCCGTTGCTGGTACTACCGTTTTAACTTTGCCGACTGTATCAGGAACAATCATCACCACAGGCTCTAGCGGTCAGTCTATTCCTAAAGCCGCATTACCTACTGGTTCTGTGTTGCAAGTGGTGCAAACTGCTTATACAACAGTAGATTCAACAACTGCTGCTGGACCAAGTTCTTTTTCAAGCACTGGATGCACTGCATCAATTACACCAACTTCAGCATCAAGCAAAATTTTAGCAATGCTTAGTATGGCAACATATCATGCAAGTGCTTCAATGAACGGCGGTGCAAGAATTATGCGTGGAAGTTCAGCGGCATTTTCTGGTATTGCTCTTGATTTTTGGGCATCAGGAGGTTCAGGGATTTCTGGGAATATAAATATTCAATGGCTTGACTCACCAAATACCACTTCATCAACCACTTACACTGCCCAATTTTCTACATGGGGTGGTGGAACTTTAGAAATAAATAAAGATTTTAACAGCAACAATAATGGAGTTACTTATTTAACCTTGTTGGAGATTGCGGCATGAACCACGAAGCCATTTATAAACTAAATCCATCCGTAGTAACTATTCGTGGCGATGTTGCTTATGACAAAGACGAGAATATTGTCGAGTACGATAAAGACGCAGTCAACGCTTGGCAAGACCCTGATGCCTACATTGCAAAGCGTCAGCGTGAATACCCACCCATCACCGATTACATTGATGGTGTAGTAAAAAGTGACCAAGTTCAGATTGATAAATACATTGCTGACTGCTTGGCAACTAAAGCTAAGTATCCGAAGGGAGTGTCATAATGGCTGTCACAATAAATGCGAGTACAACCACAGGGCTGGTTCAGAGTGCGGATACAAGTGGAATAATTGAATTACAAAACAACGGAACAACTAGGCTGACTGTTAATTCAAGCGGTGCAACAATTCCAACTGCAACAATTACTACTGGCACAATTACTACTGGAACAGTAACTACATTAAACACCCCTACAGGAGTTCTTGCAACACAGAACGGAATGACTGGTATTGCTAAAGCATGGGTAAATTTTAACGGTACAGGAACTGTTGCTATTCGTTCTTCATTTAACGTATCTAGCATTACTGATAATGGAACTGGCGATTACACGGTTAATTTTACAACCGCTATGCCAAATGCTAATTATGCAGTAACTTGTGGTGGAAAAATAAACGATACAACTACCCCTGACAATATTGGTGGTCCTACAAACGGAAGTACTATAAATCCAAATAGTTTTACAACTAGTTCAGTAAGAATGGTAACAATTCCCTCTTATACTGGAAGTGCTACTGATTTTACAATCGTTACTGTTGCAATCTTCAGTTCATAAGGATAAATCATGGCTCATGTAATTATTTATACAAACGAAAATGGCGGTGTATCAGTTTGCATCCCTACTGGTGAACTTCATATTGAAGAAGTGTTAGTTAAAGATTGTCCTGTTGGCGCAATTATTGTTGACAGCGATACATTGCCTAACAACGATTTTTTTAATGCATGGGAACTCAACGGCACGACTGTTACAGTTAACCTTGTTAAAGCCAAAGCGATTACTAAAGACCGCCTAAGAGCAGAGCGTACACCTTTGTTGCAAGCCCAAGATGTAGCGTTTCAAAGAGCGTTAGAGTCGGGTGCTGATACGACTGCTATCGTAGCTGAGAAACAAAGACTAAGAGATATTACCCAACTAGCTGACCAAGCCACAACGCTTGAGCAGTTAAAACAAATAGAGGTTTAATATGCCAGTAATTATTGATGGTACAAA